GCGGAGGCAAGTGAGCTGGATCGCATTACGGTGAAGTGCTTGAATGCGCTTGAGGAGATCAAGGGAGCGGACAAGGCACTTCTGAGCATCGCGCGGGATGGGGTTCTCACAGCAGACGAAGTGCCGCAGATGGAGGCGGTTCTTGCGGGAGTGCGCAACCTCGCGACGGTTGCGGCTGAGATGCAGATTTACCTTGAGAAGCACAAGTAAGGAGGTGAAGTCATGGCAACAAAAGAGATCCCCGTATGGGAGAAGGCGGCACTCACGATTGAGGAAACGGCATCCTATATGGGTGTTCATGAAAATCTGGTGCGGGCATTGGCGAACGCATCGAAGAACGACCTGAACGATTTTCCTGCCTTCTGGGTGGGGCGGGTTATCAAGGTGGCACGCAAGCCGCTCCTCAAGTGGCTTGCGGATGTTGCGACATCGCACCGTGACCTCAAGCGGGCGGCGGCGATGGTTGAGAATGCCACGAAGGTGGAGATGCGGCGCGGTCGCCCACGCAAGAGAATCATTTCGGGAGGTGTTTAAGATGTACGAACGCAAAACGCACGATGAGTGGCAGGTTCAGGCTCTCTATGACGGGGCATGGGAGATTGTCACCTATGCGCGCACACGGCAGGAAGCACGGGAACAGCTCAAATGTTACGACGAGAACGAACATGGTATTCCGCATCGCATCGTCAAAGTACGGGTTCCAAAGAAGGAGGCGGTCGCATGAACGCCAAGGCCATCATCGCAGGTGGCATCGTCGCGGGACTAGCGATCCTCTGCGCAGGGGCGTGTAACCCTTGGGAGGATGGACGGAACGCCGTCCTTGTCGAGGAGGTCTATACGGTGCGCCCCGGTGATACCATCTGGGGGATTGCGGAGGAGTTCTGTGCGAAGAACACGGGCACGCGACGGTACATCCTCGAATACAAGGCGGGGATGGAGGAGCTGAACCCGTGGCTGATGGAGCGGCACGGGATGATCTATCCCGGGGATCGGTTGACGCTTACATACTGGGTACGGGAGGGAGAGAAATGAGGATATCGACATATCATGCAGATGGGTATTGTTGGAATTGCAGCAAGCAATGCAACAAGCGTATCGAGTTGTATCTCGGTGTTCCGAGTGCATTGTTCCATTTCTGCCGCCCGTGTGCAAGAAAAATGATGAAGGGGCTTTTGCGTGAGCTCAACAAAAAGGAGAAGAAATGAAAATGAAAATGGAAGTCAAGAAAGAAGCCGCAGCATTCGTGCTGCAGGGAAGCAGCTACAACGGGGCGGGCGAGGAAGTAGAAGTCTCCTACGCTGATCTGCGTGCATCGGCGGTTGGTGACACGTGGGAAGCCCACGATTCCCACAACTGCGGCCGCGCTCTCAACGAGGAGAGTGCAGAGATTGTCTACAAGACGGCCGACGGGGTTGCAGTGCTGTTCCGGAACTGGGGGACGACGGATAGCCCCGACCCGCAGGACTGGGAGAATCCCCCCGAGCTCATCTGGTATGAGTTCGCGTGAAGGAGGAGCAGAAATGACGAAGTGGCAGACACGGCGCGAGCTTGTGACAAAGAATCTGCCTATGTGGCGAGTGTTCCGCGAAGTGGACGGCGTGGAGGAGGTGGATATCCGCCTCTACGACACATGGGATGAGGCACTCGCGGGGGCGCGGGAGCGCAATGCGAAGATGGAGGAGACAGAATGAAGAGCGAGTGGAAGATCCGAAGTCAGTATCTCGGTGGGAAGAAGATCTATCAGGTGTATCGTCTCAAGGATATGGACGCAGACGACCAAATCGGCAACCGCACGTACGCAGGTGCGTGGAAGCGAGACAAAGCCGAGGCGGTGGAACTTATGGAGAAGCTGAACAAGGAGGAGGCAGAAAAAGAAAAAGCGCCCGAGGCGGCGGCAACCGCTCCGAGCGCAGAAAAATAAGACTTACAT